AATACTTATAAAATACTTATAAAATACTTATAAAATACTTATAAAATACTTATAAATGCAGATTCTTATAGCAAGTTTGGCCCGCATTCTATCAGATCTCGGAGCACTTGTCAACCCCACCGCCGCCAAAATACTGTGAGACCCACACATAAGATCTCGACGAAACCTTGACAAATCGCACAATCTCGTCTAAAATGCTCATAAGCATACCTATATAGACTCATAAGATCTCGACGAGAACACACTTGCACCTCGACGAGATCTGTGCTATACTATCAATGTTCACACGATCTCGACGAGTATTATGTACGACGACTACGATCTCGACTATACATACACAAACGATCACACAGATCTCGACGAGTATTATACATCAGATCTCGACGAGGATTATGCACGAGATGCACATGATTACGAATCACTTGCATATCGTCACTATGCATGATATAATGTAGTACACATCGCACAGGATTCTTATGGTCACACAGAAGCGTCTGGTACAGGTTACACTAGATCTCATGTGTTATGAAGATCTGGACATAGAGCACATGGATTGGAAGGATCTTCTGGAACTGGAAGGTGATGAATGCGTACATGCTACCATAAAGGAGTTTGATCCGTTTTGAAATTCTTTATTGATGGAGACTGGGTGTACTTTTATAAGAACTCAACATTATACAAGAGTTCTGTAGATTGTTATGGTTTCTTTCATACGGATCACGGCATACGTCTAGACTTTCATGCAGAAACTGAGGCAGTATCACATCTGGAACGATTGAAGACGCTTCTTATGCCAAAATCTGAACTGGCACAAGGAGCAGATCAACTCACATTGTTCTGACTTACATTGGACTCGTTCAACACCAAGAACCACTCATGAGCATCTACACTGAAAACGGTTACGAAAATCGCACCGATTACCTGAACGAACTTCGGGAGGAGTACGGAGATCTTGTCAACATCCTCACCAGTGTGCTACCATCGTCAGAAGATTTCGATGGTCTTGTAACTGCCCTAGAAGACGCTCTGGATTCTGGAATGTACGAAGACCTCCTGTGACACTTTAAGCACTGTCTACGGGGCACACAGACACCGCTCTGGTGCCCTATACTAAACAAGTCAACCCAACCAAACATCATGGGAACCCGTTCACGCATCGGAATCGAAATGCCAGACCACACTGTGGTTAGCGTCTACTGTCATTGGGATGGTTATCCTAAAGGCAATGGAGTCACTCTGGTGGAGCACTATCAGAACCGTGAAGACGTACAAGAACTCATCGACGGTGGTGGTATCAGTTCTCTGCGTACTCGTGGAGATTGGGATCATTCTTCCCCTCTTCGTGATGAGAACGGAGAATATATCAATGATGCTGCCGGTCATCTAATGTATGACAATGATCGTGAACCACAACCACTCTACTACACTGAGCGTGGTGAAGAACTGGATGTTATGCACAGTTCTTTTGATCAGTTTGTAAGTAATAACTGTGGTGAAGAGTATGCTTACCTGTATGATCTGAATGATAACTGGAAAGCATATGAGATTAACTATAATGCACCAGCGGAACGTGTTGAGATTCCAAACTATGTGACAGCATAGGAACTGGCACAACGGGGTCTTGTGTTCTCATGAGACCCCTGCTATAATCTTATACATGGGGCAGTGGTGGCACACTGGGTCTTGAGAGTTCGATTCTCTCTTGCCTCTTGGTACACAAAGTACCTAATCTGACCTATCTTAATTAAATCAAACAACATCATGCGTAACTTTAACATCAATAGTACTGCCATCTCGACTCTGAGCATGGACGGTGAGCAGGTGAACGTTCAGTTTACCAGCAGCGACAAGCAGTACACTTTTCGTGCTGCTGACCCCAGCACCTTTGTTGCAGATCTGGAGCAAGTGATTGCCGATCCTACTGGTTCTGTTGGTTCCTATATCAACCGTGCCCGTAAGAGCGATCTGCTTGTGGAAGTCTGATTAGTGGCACACAGGGGTCTTGTGTTCTCATGAGACCCCTATCATATAGAATAGTTTATCTAGATCTTATACGTTAACCAATGAGTTCTTATACGTTAACCAATAGAAACCTATATAATAATAAGTTAACGTATATTGGGTAACGTATGGGTAATTCTCGTAAAGGTCATCAAGGATTCATAAAGAAATATCAGATGTTAGGTGAAACTAAGCATATAAGAATCCCTATTTCTGTTTGTAGTAAAATTAAGCATATAACATTATTACTTGAATCTATTGCCTTTGAAAAAGGTATTGATAAAGTAAATGTTATTTTAGATAAGATTATAGAAGGATTAGAAAACGTGTGACACCTTAAGAACTGGCACATCAGATCTCGTAAGAACTTAAGAACCTGCTATTCTATCTTTGTTGCAAGAACACCTTATGGCACTTTCTGAAAAAACCATTCAAAACCTTTCTATTGCTCTGACGCCAGATGTGATTGATGACATCTTTCAGGATGAAAGGTATATTGAATTGATGATGGAATTGATTCCTGAATTTGTTGCAAAGAATCTTCAATCAGAAGATTATGATATGATTGAAGGGATTGGTATTTGTATCATAGATAATATTGTTTTGAAACCCCGCAGGACAGTCTGAGAACTGGCACATGAGGGCACTATGATCGCCTGTGATGCCCTTATACTAAACAAGTCAACCAAACACCCCTGACATGGACTTCGACACCTTTGACACCGATTTCTGGTCTGAGATTCAAGATGCTCCCGGCGAGATCTTTGACATCGAAGAAGGAATGGAAGATGAGCAGACTTGGAATGAGTTTGTCAACAGCAATGTGACAGTCTGACAAGTGGCACAAGGGGGGGTTGCAAGACTCCCCAAACCCTGTTATTCTACATTTGTTCCCAATTAAAACAATGTCACGCCATCAACGTTTTTGCAATTCTCAACGAAAGCAAACGCAACAGATTCGACACCTTCTAATGCAAGGATCAACCTATTATAAAATCCAGTATGTGCCAGTTGAAAAAGTGGTCTTAGGTAACGCAGATCCCACTCGTTAATCTGCTACACTACATTCGTACCTGAGACACCCAATGCCTGACACACTCTCCCGAAACATCTACCGTGATCTGTTTAGTGATGATCAGTGGGATCTGATCTATGCTATGGCAGGTCATGCTCTGGATAATGATGATTTCACTCCAGAAGATGTTTACTCCATTCGTAACAAAATCCATGCTCTCTTCGACTACAATGATTGATACTTATTCTTTTGCTGGCGACACTGTGACAGTTCTCGGACTGGTCGGTGTCATCTCCACCGGCATCATACTGGTGCTATGCTTCACTCGTTACTTCAATTCTCCCCTGAGGAAATGACTGACAACAAACTTGAAATGTTGAGTGCTCGTGAACAACTCATGAGCGACATTGAATGTATCATCGAAGGATTCTTCTGGGATACTTGGGGTGATGAATACGTTGACGCACAGAATGAATTGATAAAAACTCTGTGTGATTCTGTTTGTGCTAACTTTCCTTCTAATTGATGATGAAAACTCTCACCCTACAAGTTACTGAAGTTCTCTTTGACTTTGATGATGAAGATTTCACCCCAGAAGAACAACAATTAGTTACAGATTCTGTGGTTGGTAATGTCTTTGAGGTGGAAGTTTTCGATCCGAATAATGATGATGAACTTGCAGATGCTATAGTTGAGGAGGTTACAGATTTTGCTGAATGGACTGTAGTTTCTCTCAATTATCGTCACGTTCTTAACACTCATTAATCTAGTCGAGACTACAATCTCGTCGAGATGTGACAGTCGCACAAGTGGCACACACAATCTCGACGAGATCCACATCATCAACTAGAATACACACATACAAAACGCATCGAGATTCATGAACACCGCACTCGTTACACCAATCTCGCGTAAGGCAAAGAATCGCTTTGCCAACCTTATGTGCAATGACGGGCAATGTATCATCGAGCAACATACACATGATAAGGTGTTTCTCACATCTGAGAATGGGCGCAATCACTTCTGGGTGATGCTTGACAAAGACCCAGACTGGATGGTAGAATTGTAAGACCAAGACGGAAGGGGTTTGCCGTCGCTGAATGTTAAAGTTACCCAGCGAGCAAGAGAACAGATAATTATAGCATAGGTGCGTGGGTTGTTGTGGATCGGGGTGGTGCCTGATCCACTTTTTTTAATATATTGTTATAATTATTTTATGGCAGGAGGAGTACCGATGTATTGATCAGGCAGATACCCTTCTGCCGTTGGTGCTGGTTGTCCCCTTAAGATACCAGAAAACCACCCCAGAACCACCACCTAAAACCAGTTCGATCACTGGCACAAGGTCGCTGGATCTGGTCGGTTCTGGTGTGGCATCATTCATTCAACGGCACACCACTGATGCCGACCACCACCCCTTTCTTTAATCCTTCTCTGGATCAGGATCTTAATCCTAATCAGATCAAAGATCTGGATCGTATCTGTCAAGAAGTCACATCAAAGTTCTTTAATGATCATTATACTGAGGTGATCATGAACACTCTAAAGTTTTCCCGTAGTAACAATCGCCATACTACAGACTTCCGTCGTTTTAATTCTGTATATCATATGATTAAAAGGTTCTCAAATTATTCGGATTATGTCGTCTTCCGCAAGTATCTTCAAACTATAAGTGCAGTTTATCGCTGGCATTTTGCATCCTTTCAACATTATTCTTGCCGCAATTCTCTGCAAGAACGTATCAACCTTGAGACGCATTGTGAGCACTGTGGTTCACTCTCTAAGACATTGATTGACCGCCTGATTGAAGAGAACCTATGGGCAGTGTGACAGTTTGTTAAGATGCACAGGGGGGATCACGGTCCCCCCTTTCGACCCGTTACACTGTAGAAGTCAACCACACCGCCCCAGACCGATGCAAGTTGCTCTCACCACCGCTTCCAAGAATAGCAAGACGGGACCGATTCCGACTACAGTTACGGAGCGTTCATCTTGCCCTACAACCTGCCCATTTTATGATCAAGGTTGTTACGCAAAGTATCACCTTCAGGGTGTACATTGGCGGGCAGTTTCTAATGCCGAACGTGGCGTATCTTGGGATCAATTCACTAAACTTGTCCGTAAGATTGCAAAAGGTCAACTATGGCGCCATAATGTTGCGGGTGATTTGCCTCACAATGATGGTAACATTGATTATCTGCAACTGCGGCAGTTGATTGATGCAAACAAAGGCAAGAAAGGTTATACTTATACTCACCACACGCTAAATGATCACAACCGTGTGTGCCTAGAGAATGCAAACTCTATGGGGTTCACTGTTAACGTTAGCACCGAATCAGTAGAAGATGCTGACCGTGTGATGACTGAATATAACCTACCTGCCGTTGCAGTTGTTAACTCTGAAGAAAGCCGCCGATTCTATAAAACAGAATCCGGTCGCAAAGTTATAACCTGCCCTGCTGCACTTTTCCCAGATAAGGTAACTTGTGCGACTTGCGGTTTGTGTCAGATAGCAGACCGCCAGTTTATTGTAGCATTGCCCGCACATGGCACTGCCAAAAAAACAGTCAACCAGATCGTAGGTTGAGTATATTTAAGGGAGGCAATTGCTTCCCTTTTTTTATATCTAACTCCACCAAAAATAGGTTCTACCTTCATCCTATCACGGCACCCCACCCCTAAGTCAACCCCCAGACCCATCAGGATTGCTTATGGCAAATCCTGATTCTCTTAAGGTTTGGACCGGTGGAATCGGTTCCCGATGCTGTAGGATTAACAAGTCAACCACACCAGACCAATGAGCACCGCAACCGTTTACAGCATCCCCACCGCCGAACAGGCAAAATACCTGACCGTAGCAGTTGACTCTAGTGCAATTGCCCGCTTGGGTATTATTATAGACAACGACAATATTCCACACTTGTTGGTGATATTTAACTCCAACCCAGATAAAGTTTACAGGTATATTTTTGAGGACGATATGTCTTCGGGTGCTGCTCGCCGCTGGCATGATCTTCTGAACGATGATGAGGCCAAGTCGGCAACAAGTTGGGGATCAATGTTACATCGTGCTCTGAAGCACGGTGATCTGGAAAAGATCGAAGTCTGATCCTAAAGTATACTTAAGGGGGGCAATTCTGCCTCCTTTTTTTATACTTTTTTTTCATATTATTTTATGGCAGGATGGGTGTCTTGTTTTGGATCATCACGCTGCCCGCGTTCGTTTGATTGTCCCCTTATCCTACAGCATCCAATGCCCCATAAGACCACCCCAGCAGACAGTTCACAAATTGTCACATCACCAAAAATAGATTCTACCTTCATCCTAGCACGGACCCGACCTGCTCCTGCCAGCAGTGGACAGTCCGACCACTGGCACAAGGTCACTGGAATAGTGGCACTGCTGGGGCAATAATGGTAGCAGTTCACCACCACCGACCAATGGACTTTACGACCATCACCCGGACCGCGATCCGCTCCGCTCTGATCCAGCAGGGACCGCAGACCTGCTCAGACCTTGTGAGAGGCATGGGATTGGACCCTCGCCGCCACAAGGGGACCATCCATGCCATTATGGTCGATCTGGAGCAGGAAGGGGTTCTAGGTGCCACCATGAAGGGGACACGGCGCGACGTATGGTTTGCTCACACTGATCGGATTCGCAAGCGTGACCGGATCATTGCCGCACTGATCGGTTGACCAATATGGGGGAGGGACTCACACTCTCCCCCATTCCATGCTAGGATTCTCTCAGTTCACCACCACCGACCGACCATGATTTTCTCAGATCTTACATTCTCCGATCACGCTGTCATCAAAGGCGCCATACATGCACACCATATCTTTGAGAATGGTTGGGAGGTTTCTGTAGTTGCAGGACCAAAAGGTTGCGGTCTTCATGGTGACATTCAGCACGATACCTTTGAGGTTGCTGTGATGCGCCCCAATGGTAATATGCTTGATGATGTCATTAACTGGCAAACACCGGTTCAGATTACATCTTTAATGCACCTGATTGAGATGCTGTAAATTATACTTAAGGGGGCACAAGTTGCCTCCTTTTTTTTATACCCAACTATTTCATGGCAGGCTGGGTACAGATCAAGTATAGTCGTTTTTGAGTGCCGTGTCAAGCATTTTCACACTTTGTGACATTAGCATCGCTGATCAATCAACCCCTTGACTCTGGTGCCGTTTGGGTTCATACTGGTATCAGTTCACCACCACCTTGACCAATGACACTCTCACCCGCCAGCGACCTTAAGACCCGTCAACTGGTATGGGTCCGGAATGGAATTGTTAAGATTTCCGTAGAATGGGCAGCACTGGGGCGCTCCGGTCGCCTTTGATCTGCTACAATTAACGAAGTTCACCACCACCCCAGACCATGACCTACAAGATCATCCGCTTCCACGTTAGCAAGTCCACCCGCGTCATCTGCCGGGGTCTGACCCTTGAGCAGGCACAGGCACACTGCCGCAACCCTAAGACCCGTCAGGATGGCGTCTGGTTTGACGGATACGAGGCAGAATGAATCTCACCGGGGACCCGCAACGGTCCCCGATCCGTGCTACCATTAACGAAGTTCACCACCACCGACCGATGCCCGAACCCACCGACTACCTTGCTGCTCTCCAGTCCTATATGGAACCCAGCAACGGCACAGTTTCCTATACTTATGCCAGAATCTGTGCCCAATTGCTTCACCTTTCTGACCAGTTTGTTACCGACTACAGTTGTATGGAGGGACATAGGGTTGATGTTGGTGAGTTCAATGTCTGGGCATTGAATCTCCTCTGATTCTTTACACTTAAGAGGGGTCCGGACGGACTCCTCATCATCACCCCCCCCCCCCCGATTATCATGAATTTTCCTTATCTCAACAACTCACAAGTAGAAGAACTAAATGAGTTTGGTATCATTGAACTCACAGATGAATTGATGGCAATCATCAATCAATGGGGTTCTGATGATTCCGAATCTAATCTCGACTAGATTCGCACACATACATCACATCTCGTCGAGATACACACACATACAAACACATCGAGATTCGCATCATGCAACACACATCGCGCCCAGTTAATGCAATCGGGTTCACTATTACATACCAGACGCCATACAATCAATGTGAATGGCGTACACAATCATTTACTACATTAGATGAGGCACAACGCATGATAGAGTTTTATAGATCATGCGGAAGTCCTGCTGAATTACTTATATGGTAAAGAATTAAGATGGGAGTATAAAGATATAAAGAATTACTCAGGATTGAATGTAATTTAATGGTCAGTGGTGTGGTTTATTCTTTACATTCAGTCCTGTCTAATTCTTTATATCTTCATTCTTTATATCTTTACATTTAACTAAGTATAAAGAATAAAAGAAGGATTCGATTCTTTATTCTTTATACTTAAGATTTTTATATTTTTTATACTTAACTATTTCATGGCAGGTGGGGTACAGATCAAGTCTAGTCGTTTTCGGGTGCCATGTCAAGGGTTTTCACAAAATTTAACAATTGATTTCTTCAGGTTTTCTTCAGGTTTTGACCGGTGGCAGGGGTCTCCGACCTGCTACAATTAAGGGACAACCAACGGAGCGCGGGCAGCGCGGTGATACAAACCAAGTCACCCATCCTGCCATGCAATAATAATATATTAAACTCGCGTAGAGTTAGATATACTTTTCCAGATTGGTCGCGATTCGCTCCCATAGGTGGTAGGATGTCAGAGCACACCGCACCCCGACCATGACCGCCACCGCCACCGCCACCGCCACCGCCACCGCCACCGCCACCCTGATCGATCGCGTGATCAGCGACCTGCATCGCGTTAATCCCCACGCTGCGGCAGCGTTAGAGTTTGATCTGGCGCAGGATGACACTGTGGCGCAGCAGTTTAGTGTAACTGCGCGGGGGGAAACTATCACCTTCGAGTCTAAACTTTCTGATGCGAAAGTATTAGAAACTCTGCGCGGGTTGCGCTCATCTTTCGCGTCAGATTTGGCGCGTAAGTTTAACAAACTGTCGCCCGCACAGTATGCTTGGGCGCATAAGTTAGCAGTTGATAATGTTAAGGTTGCGCCGGTTAAATCTAACGAACCCTCGCAATTTGAGGCGTTATTTGCTGCATTTCAGGCAGCAAAGAATAAAGGTGCAAAGCGCCTAACCCTACGATTCGAGGGTGTTAATGTTAAACCAAACCGGGACAATACGGTACTCTGGGTTACATCTCAGAGTGAGACTGAGATGGGTGAGTATGGTCTAAAACCCAAGTACCTTGGCAAGGTTACAACGGCAGGTTGCGATTCGCGCCTGTCGGATGATGTCAAGGCGATCATTATGGGCGCTGCCAATGATCCTTTGAATGCCGCAATTCGCTACGGAAAGGTTAGCGGAGAGTGCTCATGCTGCGGCAAAGAGTTAACAGTTAAAGAGTCGATTGATAGGGGGATTGGTCCTATCTGCGCCAGAAAGTTTGATTGGTAAGTTACATCGGGGCAGGCGCAATCCTGCCCCCTATTGTATACGTTCGTGTTTGGACAGTTAGGTATACTTAGTGCCCCTAATCGTTCGTGATTAGTATTTCTGATCGTTCGTGTTTGGACAGTTAACGTCGCCTTATGGGTATGCCCCCGTGCCCCCATGGGGCGTATAAAAACAGCTAACTACCCTAACCTACAAAAGTAAATATGAGCTGCACATTATTTCTAAGATATAAAAATTTCCCCAGTCCCCAAAACCTCCACAACCCTCAAAATATAACACTCCCTATATAAAAATTGAAACCTTATAACTCGCATATGAAAAAAAATTCCGAAGAAAATTTTCAGTTCTTACAAGTCGATCCAATTACTGGAGAATACTTTATCACAATACCAGAATGGATGGCAAATGATCTCGAATGGTACGAAGATACCGAAATCAAATTGTCCATCGATGGAAATGAATTAATACTTTCAGAAAAAGACGATGATTGAAAAAAAATTCCACATATATTTGAATAACGAATGTCTCTATCATTCTTTAAATATAGAAGACTTTGAGATTACATGGAAAATGATTTCCGAATTTCTTACAATCATAGATGATAGAAAAAAAGACAATCTTTCCTATGAAGAAGTACTCTATTCGAAAGAAACTATACTAAATTCATCACATTGACAATCACTATATAATGTTGTATGATATGAATGCAACTTACCTTCTTTATGAATTTAAAAGAAAAATTTCATAAGTATCTTCCAGACATTCTTGACGAAAACAAATGTTGGGAATGGAAAGGAGCAATAAATTATTTAAGAGGTGGATATGGGATAATATGTCACAATAAGAAAACTCTTAAAGCACATAGAGTATCATATGAATTACATTATTCAAAACCTTTAAATGATCTTCACTGTCTCCATAAATGTGACAATCCATCCTGCGTAAATCCAATGCATTTATTTGCAGGAACAAATCTAGATAATGTAAAAGATAAGATAAACAAAGGTAGATGCTATACTGGTCATCAAAAAGGTGAACATAATGGTGCATCTAAATTAAAGGATAAGGATGTAATTGAAATCAGAGAATTGTATAATAATCAAAATTATACAATTATCAAATTAGGAAAGATGTATGGTGTTACTAGATCTACAATTTCTTATATTGTAAATAATAAAACTTTTAAACATTTATTGGAGAATTAATTAAAATGGCTCGTGGATTTACCGTTAAAGCATCTGCCCCCGTAGCAGCAAATAAAGAACAAGAATGGGACTATAATCTCGCAAAGGAAATGGTACGAGGCAAATCAATTGTCTTCTGCCTTCCCGGAAGAGGAGTATCCTATACATATCTAAAAAGTTTTGTTCAACTTTGTTTTGATCTTGTTCAGTCTGGAGCAAGTATTCAAATCTCACAAGACTATTCGTCCATGGTAAACTTTGCACGATGCAAATGTTTGGGTGCGAATGTACTCAGAGGTCCAAATCAACTTCCATGGGATGGAAAACTGAATTATGATTGGCAACTTTGGATTGACTCCGATATTGTTTTCAATAGTGAAAAGTTTTGGCAATTAGTTCTAATGGAAAAGGACATTGCCTCCGGATGGTATGCAACCGAAGATGGTCATACGACCTCAGTGGCACACTGGATGGAAGAAGATGATTTCCGCAATAATGGTGGAGTCATGAATCATGAGACCGTCGATAGCATCTCTAAGCGTCGTAAACCATTCACAGTTGATTATGCAGGTTTTGGTTGGTTACTGATTAAGAAAGGAGTCTTTGAGCACTCTGAGATGACATATCCATGGTTTGCACCAAAGATGCAAGTCTTTGAATCCGGAGAAGTTCAGGATATGTGTGGAGAAGATGTATCATTCTGTTTGGATGCAAAAGAAGCAGGATTTGAAATTTGGTGCGACCCTCGTATTAGAGTCGGTCACGAAAAGACAAGAGTAATTTGATGACTAACGAATCTTACAATATAATCTGTAAGGGTCGTAAAATTTATTCTAATCTTACAGAAGAAGAATACTTCAATACTATGTAGGATCTGTCCGTACAATTTTATCAGACGGGTTCTCCAAATCCAAATGAAATTGAAACTGAAATTATAGGAGAAAATTAATGGCAATTAAAAAATCATCAGGTGGTGGTGGGAAGCAAGTTATTGAATCTCTCCCCAAGAAAACTAAGCAAGGTTGTGGGGCTCATACTAAGTATGCGGCATCTTCTCGTAATAAAGCACGTAAGAAGTATAGGGGTCAGGGATAAGGGATGACTCCTGATTTAACACTCTACACCTACCTAGCACCTAGTAAAGTCTGTGCTGGAGTAGGTGTTTTTTCTTTAATAGACATTCCAAAAGGAACAGTCATATTTGAATCAAATAAAAAAATAAAAATATCTTGGAATTCGATTTCAGATAACATTCACGATAGAGTGAAATCAATCACTCTTAATGATGATGAAGGATTCTGGATTGATTGTGATCTCAACAAAACTTATGGTGCATATTATATTAATCATACACTTCATAATGAAAATGTAAAATATAATTATGAAAATGGATATTGGTACGCATCTAAAGACATTTCTAAAGACGAAGAACTACTTAACACATATCAACAAGAGGAAATGAATTGGCTTACTTAAATCATAGTTTACCAGATTGGTCTTGTTACATTCGTAATGAGTTTCTTTATAATCAGAATAAAGGTCACGGCGAAGTAACTAAATGTGATGTTCACTCTGTGGCAAGTATAGAAAAACGTGTACCTCTTTTCGAAGCATTCTTAGAGAATGGTGTAAATTGGACTAGAAGACCTTTACATGCCTTTTGTTGGGATTCGAATGCAGAAATAGAACCTCTAGAAGACATTATGTATTGGGACTGCTTTTCACCTTATATTGATGTTCAAAGAAGGCACAGACTTGCAAATTTAGATGCACAACTCATTCGTCCTGACGGAAAAAAAGTATTAGGAACTTACATGTTTACTCTCGACTGGTCTTGGGAGAATAAAGGAGTACCCGATTTAAATTTTTCAGAGACTCCGGAGCATAAGTGTGCTCATTTATTTAAAGTTGAAACAGGAAATTACTATGCATATCCAAACAATCGCATTATTTGGTATGATAATGCCTGGACATTCAATAGGATTGATAAAAATCCTGGTTATGAGATTGATATGACAGTTTATTCTGTAGAAAATAAAAGAAAACTGGAAACATCAGATCATTATATGTACGAAATTGTTGACTTAGAGAAGAAATAAATAGATTTTTTACTAAATCCAATTTGGAAAGATTTTCAATGGGTAAACACCTACTTCTAGAGGTGTATGATGTTAAATTTGACCTCTTAAATGATGTAATATCTCTCCAAGAAACAATGGAGATTGGTATTGATCGGGCAAATATGACAATATTGGACATTTTTTCCCATCGTTTTTCCCCTCAGGGTTGTACCATCGTTATTGCGCTTTCTGAAAGTCATGTTTCGTGTCATACTTGGCCAGAAAATGGATGTATTGCGATTGATGTGTATACTTGTGGTGAAGGAAATCCCAAATTAATTGCAATTGAGTTATTAAAATATCTAAATTCTGATAATTACAATCTTCGAGAAGTAAATCGTTAAATAGTAATAGGAGATAGAAACCTCCTTTATAAAAGTTCTGTTTTAAATTAAAACAGGAGTTTCAAAATGCTATTCGAATCAGAAGAAAATCAAAAAAGACTCATTCAAGAAGTAGTTTATGATGTTGCACCAAAACATAACCTAAAAAAACAGGTTGAACTACACGAAAAAATTCGCAATGATGAAGACTATGATGATTGGTCTTATGGAACAGAACCAAACTATGGTTCTTCCTGGAAGTAAGTATAAATAAATAAAAAACTTTCGTTCGATGGCAATTCAAAGGATATCCAGATCATTCAAAGATATCAGTTTATCCTTTGAACCACATCCAGTAACAAAGGATCTGCCGATACTAAAGAATGAAAATGCAATTCGTAGATCAGTAAGAAATATTGTAGAAACTATTCCAACGGAAAGATTCTTCAATTCACTCTTAGGATCTGATATTACAAAAAGTTTATTTGAATTTGTTGATTTTGGTACTGCATCAGTAATACAAAGTCAAATTGAAATATCCATTAATAACTTTGAACCAAGAGTTAATAATGTAGAAGTTCAGGTGGATCCTATTCCAGATGATAATACCTTTAATGTAACAATTATTTTTGATATCATAGGACAAGAATTTCCAACTCAAGAATATTCATTCATATTAGAGGCAACGAGATAAAATGCCTTTCACTAAATTTACAAATCTAGATTTCGATCAGATAAAGACATCAATCAAAGATTATCTCCGTGCCAACTCCACATTCACGGATTTTGACTTTGAGGGATCTAATTTTTCTGTACTAATAGACACGCTAGCATATAATACCTATATTACCTCATTCAACTCGAATATGGTTGTGAACGAATCCTTTCTGGATTCTGCAACTGTTCGTGAAAATGTTGTTTCACTGGCAAGAAATATTGGATATGTACCTCGCTCCAGAACGGCAGCAAAGGCACAAGTATCATTTAATATCCCCACAACCGCAACTCCTACGCTTACCTTACAGGCAGGTCTAGTCTGTATAGGTTCTGTAGATAATACTTCATACACATTTTCAATCCCAGATAACATATCATCAAATGTTGTGAACGGAGAAGCATCTTTTAATAAAATTGACATATATCAGGGAACATTTTTAACCAAACAATTTACAGTAGATGGATCTCTGGATCAAAGATTTATTTTAAACAACTCATTTATTGATACTTCCACCATCTCAGTCTATGTGAAGGGAATTAATGATAGTGGTCTTGGAGTAGAATATTCTTCTGTTGATAATATTCTTAATGTAGATTCATCCTCAAGAATATATCTCCTACAAGAAGTTCAAGATGAAAAATATGAATTACTTTTCGGTGATGGTCTGATTGGAAAAAAATTAGAAAATAATACGGTAATTACGGTAAATTACATTGTTACCGATGGTGAAGATGGTAATGGTGCTTCTTCATTTTCTTTTGCTGGGAGCACTAGTCCAAATAGTGAAACAGGTTCGGTCTCTGTTATAACGAATCAGTCATCTCAAAATGGTTCTGAAATAGAATCCATAGATTCTGTCAAATATTTTGCCCCAAGAATTTATTCCTCCCAATATAGAGCAGTAACATCAAGAGATTATGAGGCAATTATAAAAAAAATATATCCAGATACCGAATCAGTTGCTGTTATTGGAGGTGAAGAACTGGTTCCTGCCCAATTTGGAAGAGTATTCATAAGCATTAAACCAAAAAATGGAACTTTTGTTTCAGATTTTAATAAACAACAAATTAAAAACAAATTAAAACAATATAGCATTTCCGGAATTAATCAAGAAATAATTGATCTTAAGATATTATATGTAGAAATTGATTCATCAATTTATTATAACTATGCTCAAGTATCGGCAGTAGAATCATTGAAAACAAAAGTTATAAATTCATTGGCAGAATATTCCGATTCTGTGGATCTCAATTCATTTGGTGGGAGATTTAAGTATAGTAAGGTTCTTCAAATAATTGATAATACTGATATTGCCATAACTTCTAATATAACTAAAATTAAAATTAGAAGAGATTTGAAGGCACTGATAAACCAGTTTGCACAATATGAACTATGCTTTGGAAATAAATTTCATATTAATAGTGGTGGTTTTAATATCAAAAGCACCGGATTTAAAATTTCTGCAGATTCGGATACCGTATATCTAACAGATGTACCCAATAGCGATGGAAAAACTGGAATACTATCAATAGTAAAACCTTTAAGTGATGGAACTACAAGAATAGTTGCAAAATCTGCGGGAACAATTGATTATGCAAAGGGTGAAATTAAATTGGGAACCATAAACATCATTTCAACATCCAAACCAAACAACATTATTGAAATACAAGCATTTCCTGAATCGAATGATGTTGTTGGATTAAGAGACTTATATTTAAATTTTAGTATTTCAGAAAGTACAATAAATATGGTAAGAGATGTAATTGCCTCAGGTGATGAAATATCCGGCACATTATTTACAACAAACGAGTATTATAGGTCAAGTTATTCAAATGGGAATTTAATAAGAGCGTAATATGATACAGACTGGTTTCGAATCTAGAGTTAAGGTTCAGCAAGTTATTGAAAATCAACTTCCAAACTTTATTTTGGATGAAAGTCCAAATACGGCAGAATTTTTAAAGCAATATTATATTTCTCAAGAATATCAAGGTGGTGTAATTGATATTGCAGAAAATTTAGACCAATATTTGAAATTAGATAATCTAACTCCAGAAGTTGTAGTTGATAGTACGATACTTACAATAGGAATCACAACAACATCAAATATTATTGCAGTAAATAATACTAAAGGTTTTCCCCAAACTTATGGTTTATTGAAGATTGATGATGAAATTATTACATATACCGGAATAACCACAAATACATTTACAGGATGTGTTCGTGGGTTTAGTGGCATTACTAATTATCATTCAAATTCAAATCAAGAAGAATTAGTATTTTCAGAATCGATATCTACATTTCATAGTGCTGGATCATCCGTACAAAATCTAAGTTCTTTATTCTTAAAAGAGTTTTATAAAAAAATAAAATACACTTTTACTCCAGGTCTGGAAGAAGTTGATTTTGTATCAAATTTAAATGTTGGTAATTTTATAAAGGAGGCAAGATCGTTTTATCAGGCAAAGGGGACTGATGAATCATTTAGAATTTTATTTAATATTTTATATGAAGTAACTCCCCTGGTAGTAAATTTAGAGGAGTTTTTAATTAAACCATCTTCGGCAGAATTTATAAGAAGAGAAGTTGTAATTGCAGAAAGAATTTCTGGAGATCCTTCTAAATTAGTAGGTCAAACAATTCAGAAATTTAATGATGAGAGTACTAGTGCCTCAATTTCTGAAATAGAACCATTCACTAGAAGTAATATACAGTACTTTAAGATTTCACTTTTTGTTGGATATGAAGATTTTTCTGCTGTTCTTGGTAATTTTACAATTACTCCAAATACAAAAAGTCTAAAAAATGTCGCCATCGGGTCGTCAGTAATTTCAGTAGATTCTACAATTGGATTTCCAGAACAAGGAAAAATCATAACTGGAATCAATACAATTACCTACACCAGTAAAAGTGTTAATCAGTTTTTTGGATGTACTGGAATTACATCTCCAATCTTATCTTCTGCCGATATAAGATCTGATGAAATTTATTTTGGATATGAAAATGGAGATCTGAATAAAAAAGTTGAGTTAAGACTTACGGGAGTATTATCTAAATTTGTTCAAGTATCAGATATTTTAAATTTGGATGAAGGGCAAAAAATATCAGTTAAAAATATTGGGGATTTGATTCAAAATCCGCAGCAGAATAAGACATATAAAGAAATTTTTGCAAATTCGTGGATATACAATACTGGATCTAGATATGAAATAGAAAATATTAGCAATTTTACTTTAAAAAGTCTAATTGATAGGTCTAGTTTAAAAATTGGAGATGAAGTAGAAATTTTAGAAAGAGATACTAATAATGTTGTTTCTTCATCTAGTGCGTATATTTCGGATATTATATCTTCACAAAATAGAGTTATTATAGATGATGCTGGGTTTTCTTCAGAAGATGAAGTAAAATATGATCTAAGAAGAAAAATCAATACTGCAAATAGTACAATTGTTCCAATACAGTTTGGAAATAATGCCATCTTGTCAGACATTCAAAATTTATATACTGATGATGAATATGCCTACGTAGCGTCTAACTCATTACCTTCAGGTAGAGATACACCGTCTGGTAAAGATGCATTAGGTGAACCCAAATATGATGTAAATTTTACATATAAAATAACGAAAAATATTAATTCATCAGTTGCAGTTGATATATCTGATAAAATAGATAGCAACTACACGAGTATAGTATTTCAAAATCCTGTTCCATTTATCACCGGAGATAGAATTTACTATCAACCATCAGGAACTTCGATTGTTGGTTTAGATACTGGAGATTATTATGTACAAGTTCTAGGTCCATCTACTAAAATAAGACTATACTCATCACTATCATTTGTTGGGACTAATAATTTTTTAACATTTTCGAATTCGGATTTTGTCAATCAAACTCATAGATTTACATTATACTCTCAAAAATCTGGTATAATTGGTGCTCAAAAATTACTCAAAAAATTTCCATTATCTGAAAGTATCGATACTGGAACTGGGGAATTAACAATTCCAGGTTCAGTCGGAATGTTAATTAATGGTGTTGAAGTTAATAATTATAAATCCGATGATAAGGTATACTATGGTCCTTTAAAATCTATTAGTGTATTAAATGGTGGAATCGACTATGATGCTATTAATCCTCCATTAATATCGGTTTCTTCTGGAACTGGGTCTACGGCATTAGTTCAACCAGTGGTTAGTGGATCAATTAAAAAAGTTTATATCGATTCTCAAGACTATGATATCAATACAATTGTATCTATTGGCGTAACTGGTGGAAATGGGTCTGGTTGCGTATTAGAACCTATTCTTACGAAGAGAAGAAGAGATATTTTCTTTGATGGAAGATTGACTACAAATTCTGGGGGAATTAGTTCAACCACAAATCAATTATTATTTTTAACGGACCACAATTTAAGTAATGGGGAATTAATAGTTTACAATTCTAATGGAAATTCTTCAATTGGTATTGGTACTACAAATTTAACTTTGGTCAATAATGCGATATATTATTCTAAAGTTGATAATAATAGAACTGTAAGACTCTTTCAGACTAATTCTGATTATTTGTCTGGAATTAATACAGTATCTTTTAATGGAACTAATACTGGAGGAACCCATAAGTTTTCTACTGCATCATTTAAAAATACCATATCAGAGATTAAAATATTAAATGGTGGGAATGGATATACAAATAGAGAGTTAATTGTTTCTTCGGCAGGAATATCTACAATAAACGGCACGATTAGTTTTGAAAATCACGGATTTAAGAGTGGAGAACTTGTAACTTATCGATATGAAACATCTACAATTGGAATTTCTACATTATCTCAATATTATATATTGAAAAATAATGATGATTCTTTTAGACTTTGCGATGCTGGAATTGGTGGAACTAACATATCAAACTATAATAGAAAAAATTATATTAAATTTTCTTCTACTGGATCGGGATATCAATATTTTAGTTATCCCGATATTTTGGTTTCTATACAATATACTCCTGTTGGATTTGGCACTACAAGTCAGCAGATTCAATCACTTGTGGCAACTCCTGTTGTTAAAGGTAGTATTATAGATGCTTATCTATATAAAACTGGAACTGGATATGGATCTACAATTTTAAATCTTGAGAAAAAACCATTAATATCAATAAAAATTGGATCTGAGGCAAAATTAAAACCAATTATTGTGAATGGTCAAATTAATTCTGTAAATATTCAATATGGTGGAATTGATTATTATTCAACTCCCGATTTGGTTGTAACTGATTTAACTGGTGCTGGATCCGGAGCAGATTTGAGACCAGTTATTACCAACCAAAAAATAACAGACATTAAGATAGTAAATCCAGGAATTGGTTATTCAAGCACCTCAACAATAATTAAAGTAAATCCTTCAGGTTCTAATGCAATTTTAAATGCTAACATTAGGTCTTTAACTGTAAATAATAACTTAAAGTTTGGTGATGAGATTTTAATAGAAACTCAAAATCAATTGCAATATTCTGTTTGTGGATATTTTGATAACCTAAGAAGTTCATTTGGTGACAGTGGGTCTCAAGTATCTAATATAATAGGATGGGCATATGATGGAAATCCAATATATGGATCATATGGATATTCAGATTCAGAAAATTCAAACTCCGCCCCTAAATTGTTGGAGTCTGGATACACATTAAGTTCCTCTAACATTATTGATAGACCAGAATTGCCGTTAGGATTCTTTGTTGAAGATTACAAGTATACAAATTCTGGAGATTTAGACGAAAATAATGGAAGATTTGGTAAAACACCAGAATTTCCAAATGGAGTTTATGCATATTTTGCAACTATTAACCCAACCTCTTTCACTTCCCAATTCCCATATTTTATAGGAAACAAGTACAGATCTAATACTATAAATGAAAACTCCACTTTAAACCAAACATTTGATTTTAATAATTCAAATTTACTTAGAAATACCTTACCATATAAAGTATCAGATAATTATGCAAAAAATGATTTTATAATAGAAACTAATGAAATTACTAACCAAGAGTCAATTGTAGAATCAGTATCTGAAGGATTTGTAAATTCTTTTGATATTATTAATTCTGGATCTGATTATAAAGTTAATGATGTTTTAAATTTTGATGATACTAATACTTCAGGAGGTGGATTAATAGCAAGAGTCTCTTCAATAGAAGGAAAAGATATTACAAAAATAGATACTTCTATAGAAACTTATGAAAATTCTATTTTTACATATAATGATGGAGCAGAAGTAAAAGTTACCATTAAACCATATCACAATTTGTCTAATAATGATTTTGTTGTGGTTTCCGGATTTTCAACTAATTTATCTAAGTTGAATAATTCATACAAGATTGGAGTATCTTCATATTATTCAAATGTTCTTAAGGATATTCCCCCATCAACATCAGGATTTACAACTGAAATTTATATTACACAACTACCAACAACAGTATCTGTAGGAAGTAGCATTATAATAGGTAGCGAAACATTATCGGTTCTGGAAGTATATAAAAATCTCAATATACTTAAAGTTCAGAGAGGATCTACTGGAGTATCTCATACTGCAACTACACAAATAAACTTTATTCCAGATTCATTTACTATTTCACAAAAAATAGATTACTTTGATTATAAAGTTAATGATAAGGTGTATTTTAATCCAAAACAATCAGTAGGAGTCGGTACTACACCAGGAATTACAACTAATATAACATTTGAATTTGGAGATTCTAATATTACCAGAACTATTCCAACACAGGGAATTTATATTGAGAATCACCCATTTAAAAATAATCAGCAAGTAATATTTGCAAGTAATGGTACAAATATTTCAATTTCAACTTCATCAACAGCACCTACTACATTTGGTTTACCTCAAAATGTATATGTAACCAATAAAAATAAAAATACAATAGGAATAAAAACCACCCTTAATTCTCCCGAAGTATTCTTTACTGGCAATGGTATTGATAATGATAAGTATTCATTTGAAAGTGTATATCCACAAATAATCGGAAGAGTTGAAAGAGTTAAGTCTACCGTTTCAGTATCGACTTCTCATGAACTTTCTAGTTCAGATGTTATTAGTTTAAGTATCGAACCAAATCTTTCTGTTGGTATTGGAACTTCTACAGGAGTTAGAGTAAAAAGAGATTTAATAACTGGAAATATTTTAATCAATCCAATTGGATTTAGTTCAACCGGAATAAACACATCAACAAATACCATTTCAATTAATTCACATAACTTAAAAACCGGAGATAAAATTCTATATTCATCTAATGTAGTTGCATCTGGATTATCAACTGGACTTTATTATGTTTACCGAGTTAATGATAACACAATAAAACTTTCTGAAACATATCTAGACTCTAAAACCATTCCCCCAACAACAGTAAGTATTGCCGGAACTGGTGGTTCAAGTCAAAGTATTTCATTAATAAATCCCCAAATTGAATCGATTAAAAATAATAACCTTGTATTCAATTTATCAGATAGTTCTTTAGTGGGATATAAATTTAAACTTTATTATGATCAAAATTATAATAATGAATTTATTTCAACTCCATCTTCTAATTTGTTTGTACTATCTGGCATTGGAACTATCGGAGTCTCCACTAATGCCTCTCTGACAATTAATTATAGTGAAAGTTTACCAACAAAGTTATATTATAATTTAGAAAAATCTGGATATATTAGTACTTCAGACACAGAAGTGAATAACTATTCCGAAATATTATTTGCGAATAGCGTATATAATTCTAATTATATAATTTCTGGTGTAGGAGCAACAACATTTACTGTTTCTTTATCTAAAAAACCAGAAAAATTAACATATACTCAAAATGAATGTGATAAATTAAAATATACTACAACTTCACTATCGGCAAAAGGTCCTATTGATAGAATTAATATTATTTCTGGTGGGTCTGGATATAAAAAACTTCCAACATTTGTAGGATCTAATTCTTCGAACGGAAAAGATGCTTACATTACTGCAAAATCGACATCTATAGGCAATGCAAAGGAAGTAAGAATTGTCAATGAAGGATTTCAATATTCTTCAGATAAAACTTTACAACCAATTGCATTTATATCTCCTCTACTCACAATTAAAGACTCAAATACAATTGGTATTGTTACAGTTAATAATGGCGGAAATGGTTATACTAATGCACCATTCGTAGTAATTGTGAATTCTGATACTGGAGAAAAAATTGATAGTGGAATATTAGAAATAAAACTATCAGGAAATTCTGTTGATTCTGTAAGTATTGTGCAACAACCAAAAGGTCTTCCAGAAAAAACAATACAATTATTTACTACTAATAACACTAATGGAATTAGTATTCAACAAGTTCAATCTTCTTCAAGTGGAATATTTACTTGCTTCATAACAACACCAACTATAGGATTCTCTACTTTTGTTCCTTATCCTTTTAGTGTTGGTGATAAGGTATTTGTAGAAGGAATTCAAAAATTTAGCACAGAAGGGACTGGATTCAATTCAGAAGACTATGGATATGAATTCTTCAAGATTGATAGTATTAATACTGCTGGAGTTCTTGATTCGGTAACAATTAATATTTCTGGTTTAACTACAAACACGGGGATAGCAAAAACAATTCAGGATTCTGTTGGCAATATTATAAAAAGAACTGATTATCCGTCATTTAATGTTACTCAAATTCCATCTCAGTTTATTGTTGGAGAAAAACTTATTTCAAATAATACTGAGAGAGACTTAGAAATTTCTTCATATGAAAATTCATTTATTAAAGTATCTGGAACCTATGAGTTGTCTGTTGGAGAAATTATTATAGGAAAAGAATCTGGAAATATAGCAACAATAGATAAAATTGAATCCGGTATCGGTAGATTTAAGATTGACTATTCAGTTGAAAAAAATATTGGATGGTCTAATGATATTGGTAAATTGGATCAAGATAATCAAGTAATTCCTGATAATGACTACTATCAAAATCTTTCATATACTGTAAAGAGTCCAATTACATATCAAGAATTAAGAACACCAGTTAATAGTTTAGTCCATACTAGTGGATTGAAGAATTTTGCAGATACTGGAATCACATCAACTACAAACTTTGGTGCTATAAATTCCGAGAATGCTACATCTATAATTTATGACATAATAGAAGAAAACCGAGTAGATACAATTTATGATTTTGATTTAGTAAAGGATATTGATGTAGTTGGAACTTCTTCAAAGTTTTTAAAACTAAAAAATAAAAAACTAACTGATTATATTGAGTGTAGAAGTAACGTAGTTTTAAAAATAGATGACATAAATCGCCAATTTTCTAATGCCGATGGAAATCCAAGTGAATTTCTCAATTTATTGGAATTAAATTCTGGAGTATCTTATGGCAATATACTAGTCAGAGTTTCTAGTCTGGATAATACTGAAATTCAATTGACAGAATTAGTTTTACTGAATGATGGAAGTAATCCATTTTTGGCAGAAAAATCAACTCTAGTCAATACTGGAGTAGGACTTGCACATATCTCCGGAGAACCAATAGGAGAATTTATATTAATTGAAGACGATGCGGATGATAATACTTACTTAAGATTTATTCCAAATAATCCATTCGATATTGATTATGATGTTAAACTAATTAATAGTAATTTTAATTCCAGTTCACCGGGAATTGGAACAACTTCTATTGGATTCATAAATCTAACTGGTTCTAATAAAACTGCGGCATCTGGAATACAAACTTCAATTATATCCGTAGAATCTAATAAGTTTTCTTCATTGTATTTAAATGTCCAGATTGTTGGTTCAGCAACAACTCAAATGAACTTTGCCGAAGTTTATTTGAATCATGATGGGACAGATACTTATATCTCAGAATATTATTTTGATTCGGAATTTTCAAGTAATTATTATTCCGGAAATAATATAGGAATATTCACGGCAAGTATTTCTCCTTCCGGAATTTTATCATTAAACTATATTAATAATTCATCAAATTCGGTAGATATTAGATCAAAGATTGTTGGGTTTGGAACAACATCTGTAGGAACTGGTGCATATAGATTTATATCTCCAGGTCAAATACCAGGAAATGAGAGAAGTGTGGTATATCAATCAACTTATTCATCCACAGTTTCTTCCGCATCAACTGTCATATCATTGAATAAATCCAATTTCAATGCGGTTAAATCTTTAGTAGAAGTCAGTGTTGGATCGACAAGTGCTCTTCATCAAATTATGCTGGTGCAGGATGAAACCAACATTTATGTCCAACAGTCACCTTTTCTATCTGTAGGAAGCACAAATGGAATTGGAACTTTTGGTGGAGAATATTCCGGTAGTAATTTTATACTAAAATTCTATCCAGAACCAACAGTAACTTCAAAGATTAATATTTTAGCATTTAATCAATGTTTATATACAACTTTAGATACTCAAAATATTGCTCCAACTTTAAGTTACGGAACCGTAGAAGAATCGATTGATATTAAATTATATAATGCAATTAATGGAAGTAGAATTAATAAAACTAATTTTAATCTAAACTCCAATGGAATTGAAATTTTTAGAAAAAGATTTAATCCAATAAATCCATTAACTCCAGACCCATCAACGGGAATATTCACTATACAAAATCATTTCTTTAGTAATCTAGAAAAACTTATCTATACGCCAAAATCAACATTTATTGGAGTTGGTGCCAGTGCCGTTGGAATTGGTTCAACTCTAAATTCTGTAGGTGTTGTAACTACAATACTCCCATCTGATGTTTATGTTATAAAATTATCAGATAATACATTTAAATTATCCACAAGAAAGGATTATGCTACACTAGGAATTGGAGTTACATTTACTTCATACGGTAGTGGTAATGCACACCAACTTGAAATGGATAAAAAACTTGAAAAATCACTGATTACTATCGATAATATTGTCCAATATCCATTACAATTTACTCCAATATCGTATAATTTGCTTGGAAATGGGGGGCAAATAAGTGCAGGATCTTCAGTATTTGCTTTGAGTGGAATATCTACAATTATACCAAAAGATATTCTAAAAATTGATAATGAATATATGGGAGTAGTCAATGTTGGATTGGGAACGACCAATGTTGGACCCATTACAAATAGTGGAAATATTAATTTAGTTGAAGTAAGCAGAGCATTTGTCGGATCATCAGCAACAACTCATACAGACACTACTTCAGTAAGAATTTATAAAGGATCTTATAATATTGTTGATAGTAATATTTTCTTTGCTGAATCTCCAAGAGGAAATCCACAAATAATTAGAGACTCTAGTAATTTGATTTTTGAAACTTCCGATTTTACGGGAAGAGTTTTCTTAAGAAATGATTACACATCAAATCAACTATATGATGATATTTCAAGTCAATTTACGGGTATTGGTAGAACTTTCACATTAACTGTTGGTGGAGCAAACACTGTAGGACTAGGAAGCACTGGAGGAAATGGAATTTTGTTTATAAATGGCGTTTTCCAAACTCCAACAACTATTAATAATCCACAAAATAATTTTAGTATTATTGAAAATACTGTTTCTGGAATATCTAGTGTAGTATTCTCTGGTATTACATCTTCTGGTACTAGCACAATTATTATGTCAGAGTTCGATGTAAATCAAAATCAAATCCCCAGAGGAGGTATAATTATCTCGTTGGGTTCTTCTACTGGTCTTGGATATGCACCTCTTGTAGGGGCAGCAGTAACTGCCGTAGTTGGTGCTGGAGGCAGTATAGTATCTGTTGGACTAGGAACTACTGATAATCTTGGTTCCGGATATAATGGCATTGTTTCGATAGGAGTTTCAGTATATCAAAGTGGTCATATTGGAGATACTGCAATCATAACTGCATCAGTTGGAGCAGGAGGAACACTTTCCTTTACTGTTGGTGCTGGCGGAACTGGATACACAAATCCTAAAGTATTCGTATCTGAACCATCATATGAAAATTTAAGTGTAATCGGCGTATCTAGATTAGGACTTGGAGTAACAACAAGAACTGGAATAGGTCTTTTACTCAACGTTGAAGTTGGTGCAAGTTCTACAACTGGAATAGGATCAACATATTTTGAAGTTTCTAGATTTAGTATTTCTAGACAGGGTTACTCATTCCGAAGAGGGGATGTATTTAAACCAGTTGGATTAGTGACTGCCAAAGGATTAGCATCTCCATTATCAGAGTTCCAATTAACTGTGGTCGATACATTTTCAGATTCTTTTGCCGCTTGGCAGTTTGGGGAGTTTGATTACATAGATTCTATAAAAAATTATCAAGATGGAGTAAGAACAAGATTCCCATTATTCTATAATAATGAATTATTAAGTTTTGAATCTCTAGAAGATTCTCAGGTAAATCTTTCAAATGCACTATTAATTGTTATGAATGGAGTAATTCAAGATCCTGGAGTTGCATATGAATTCGATGGTGGAACTAGTTTCGTATTTACAACTGCCCCAAGATCAGAGGATAATGTTGCCATTTTCTTCTATAAGGGTACTGATGGTGATGATGTTGTTGTAAATGATACGATTAATGAAACTCTAAAAAGAGGTGACACCGTACAGGTTCTTAAGAATAATTCAATTTCAGGAACAATAACACAAGATAAGAGGACAATATTTGATTTATCATTCTCTGATAAGTTTGAGACTAATTTATATTCAAATCAAGGAGTTGATTCAGAAAATAATAAACCATTAAGTTGGATTAAACAAAAAGTTGATAGGAAAATTAACGGAGAAGATGTTTATAAGACTAGAGACTCGATTGAGTCTTTAATTTATCCAACTGCTAAAATTATCAAAGATTTTTCAACGACAGATACTCAAATATTTGTAGATAATGCAGAATTCTTTGAGTATGATAATTCAGAACCTTTTAGTTCTTTAATTGTTTCTGGAGTTGCTGATCCAGTATCTGCTGGAGTAACTGCAATAGTTTCTATTGCAGGAACAATTCAATCCCTATCAATTATTAACCCCGGAAGTGGATACACCGGAGCATCAGTTACTGTTAAGATTGCTGCACCATCGACAGTTGGTATTTTGACCTCATTACCTATGGGTGGTATTGGTATTGGGTCTACTGCAACCGCAACTATTGCAGTCTCTGCTGCAGGATCTCTAACAACTCCAATTACAATTATAAATCCTGGATTGGGTTATAGTGTTGGGGAGGCACCAGGAGTTATTGTTCCACTTCCAGATCCAACATATGAAAATATTACAAATATTACTTTAGTTAATGGATTCTCTGGAATTATTACAGGAATTACAACCACAACAGGTAGTGGAGGTAATCCACTAGCACTTAAATTCCATTTAAATACACCATCTTATGTTGGATTGCAAACTGGATATCCAATTTATATCTTTGATACAAGAGTTGGAAGGGGAGTCACTTCTATTGATACTTCAAATTCTGCAGTGGTTGGAATTGGGACAACCTTTGCTGATAATATTTACTACGTTCATCAGTTCTCCTCTAGTGGTGTTGTTGGAATTATTACTTGTAACATATTATCAACTACATCCACGATTGGACTCTCTTCTTCTGGAAATGTATCAAACCCAATAGGCAAATTCTCTTGGGGTAGAATGTCTGGATTTAGTAGATCAAGTTCTCCAATTTCAATAGGAGTAACCGGAAATACTGTGGATGTTGGATTAACAACCTTTGCAACTATTCAACGAAGAGGAATTGGGATTAGACAAACTGGAGCACTTCCAAAACTTTTATAAATACTTAAAAAATATTAATATGGCGGCAATAGTAACAGATCAATTTAGAATAATAAATGCGAGTAATTTTATAAATTCCGTAACTGGTGGTAACGATTCTTACTATGTTTTTTTGGGATTAGATAATCCAGCACAAATTGGATTCGGAAGAACTACTAATTGGGATAGCAATATTCCAAATCCAACAGATAATTTAGAATATTTAAGTCATTACAGAGATACATCTTTATTTGGTAAAAAAATTACATCTAGTAATATTAGAAGACTTATAAGAAAAGTTACTTGGACTTCTAATACATCCTATGAGATGTATAGGCACGATTATAGTATTCAGAATCCAACACCAAATTCAAACTCAAGTAGATTATATGATTCCAATTATTATGTAATTAATAGTGATTTTAGAGTTTATATTTGTATAGATAATGGTTCTTCTGGTAATAGTTTGAAAGGTGGAAAATCTCAAGATGAACCCACTTTTACAGATTTGGAACCTTCGGCGGCAGGAACAAGTGGGGATGGATATATTTGGAAATACCTATTTTCAGTTTCCCCCAGTGATATTATAAAGTTTGATTCTACAGAATATGTTGTCGTCCCTAATGATTGGGCAACTTCAACAGATTCTCAAATTATAAGTGTAAGAGAAAATGGAGATTCCGGATCTACAAATCCAAATCAAATTAAAAAAGTATATATTGCATCTGGTGGTCTCGGATATAGTTCTGGTGTTGTTGATATTCTTGGCGATGGGTCTGGAGGTAGAGTTTCTATAACAGTAGATAGCAGTGGATCTATTACATCTACTCAAGTTGTTGCAGGTGGATTTGGGTATACTTGGGGAATTGTTGATTTAGGTAGTCTTCAACCTGTGGGAAGTCTTCCAAATCCAGCAAAATTAATACCAATCATTCCACCATCAAAAGGACATGGTTACGACATTTATACCGAATTGGGAACAGATAAAGTATTGGTATATGCCAGATTTGATGACTCAACAAAAGATTTTCCAACGGACACTAAATTTGCTCAAGTTGGAATTATAAAAAATCCAACTACTTTTTCTTCAAATACTGCTATTTTTACAGAAAATCAATATTCATCTTTAGGAGCAATTAAATTAGATCAAAACTTTACTGCAACTCCAGGTATCGGAGAAGAAATTACCCAAACTGTGACTAATGGAACTGCAAGAGGTTATATTGCATCATATGATAGTGAAACTAAAGTCTTAAAATATTTTCAAGATAGATCTTTATATTTTGGAAATAGTTTAGATCAAACTGATCGTACAGATCACTCTAGAGTTTATAATTTCGAATCTACTGGAGGATCAATTATTTCAACTGGAGCATTTCCATTTACAGTATCTATTGCTAGTACTTTCGGGACTCCCACCCCAACAAATAAAGTTACAGTTGGAGGTAAAGTTATAGACTTGGGAGTAACTTTCACTGCAGGTCTTGCAAATCCAGAGATAAATAAAAAGACAGGAGATATAATTTATATTGATAATAGACCCCTGGTAACAAGAGACATTAGGCAAAAAGAAGACATTAAAATTATCCTGGAATTCTAACTAAAAATGGCACAAAAAACAGATTTAAACATCAGTCCATATTATGATGACTTTGATTCTGAAAAGAATTTTTACAAAGTCTTGTTCAAACCAGGATATCCAGTACAGGCAAGAGAATTAACAACTCTTCAATCTATTTTACAGGATCAGGTAAAATCTTTTGGAAGTCATATATTTAAAGAAGGATCAGTAGTTATTCCTGGAAATATTGCCTATGATGGAAATTTTAATTCTGTAAAACTCAATCCAACTAATTTTGGTGTTGATATTTCTCTTTATATTAATAATTTTATTGGTAAAAAAATAACAGGGCAAATATCAGGAACAACAGCAATAATTCAATTTGTTTCTCTCCCCGATGGAGAAAATGTAGAAGATTTAACAATATATGTAAAATATTTGGATTCTGATAATAATTTTCAGTTTAATCCGTTTGAAGATGGGGAATCATTAATTGCAGAAGAAAATATAACTTATGGTAATACTACCATTAATGCAGGAACTCCATTTGCATCATTAATAGCACTGAATGCAACATCCGTAGGTTCTTCTGCATCTATTGGTGATGGAGTTTATTTCATTAGAGGTTATTTTGTTAATGTATCTAAACAAACTATAATTTTAGATAATTATACAAATACGCCTTCATATAGAGTTGGACTAAAAATTGACGAATTAATTCTCAGTGCTGGGGACGACAGTTCATTGTATGACCCATCTAAGGGATTTACAAACTATGCAGCACCCGGAGCAGATAGATTTAAGATTGATTTAACTCTAACGAAGAAATTAATATCAGACCTCAACGATACTGATTTTGTTGAACTTTTGAGAGTTGAAAATGGAAAAATTAAAATTATTGAACAAAAAAGTCAATATAATATAATCAAAGATTATATGGCAGAAAGAACTTATGATGAATCTGGTGATTATACGGTTGAACCATTTAATGTATCTGTAAATAATTCTTTAAATGATAGATTAGGTAATAATGGTTTATTTTTCAATACTGAGACAACTGAACAAAAAAACTCACCATCAGAAGACTTGATGTGTTTAAAAATATCCCCAGGAAAGGCTTATGTAAGGGGATATGATATAGAAAAAATATCAACAACAATTGTTGATGTTGATAAACCAAGAGATACTGCGTCTATTAAAAATGTAAATGTTCCCTTTGAAATGGGAAATATTATAAAAGTTAATACAGTATCTGGAACTCCAAAACAAAAACTTACAATAGATTTATTGGATCAATTTGTGGGATCTGGAACCACTATCGGAAACGCAAGAGTATATAATTTTAGTTTGACCGATGCCTCTTATACCAATAATGCTACTAATTGGAATTTATATCTTTATGACATTCAGACTTATACAACTGTCGGTTTAAATACTTCAGTAACAAGTGTAGAATTACCTGCAACATCGTTCGTAAAAGGAAAAAGTAGCGGTGCTAGTGGTTTTGCAGTTTCTGCTGGTGGAGCATCATCTACTATTAACTTAAGGCAAACTTCCGGAACATTTTCAGTTGGAGAGCAGTTAATTATCAATGGGATTGATTTTCCAAGAACTATTAGAACAGTAACTGCATATTCCACAGAAGACATTAAATCAGTAAAACAAACAACCACCATATCCGGACTTTCAACAAATTTTACTGCAAATTGTTTTCTTGAAAGATTTAGATTACCCAATGGTGTTTCTCAGGGAACAATTAGTGGTGGAAACACCTTAGTAAGCCCAGGAAAATTCTTCACTGGTGTAAAAGTAGGATCAATTATTAGATATCAAACTACAACTGGAGATGAATCGTTTAATCGTGTAACTGCAGTTCCTTCTTCTGGCACATCACTAACAATTGCTGGTATCACCACAGTTTCTGGAGTATTTGACGGTGCCGTTGCAAATGGAACTTACAGTAACATACTTATGGGTGCTCCGGTCATAAAAAATGAGAATTCTGGGTTCCTATATGCACAATTACCAGATCCTAATGTTTCTTCAGTAAATCTTTCAGATTCATTATTAACAATTTCCGAACAAATAACAGGACAAGGCACAAATGGTAGTGGAGTATTGGAATTCAATACTTCAGCAATTAGTGGAATTTCTAGTGTATTTTTTGAGTCATTTGATCAGGAAAGATATTCAGTACACTATAGTGGAGGTGGTATTGGTACGATAACTTCAGATCAATTTGTTTTGAGTGGAAATACAGTAACTATTAGCGGATTGTCTGCTTCACAATCAAATGTTGTTGTAAATACTACATTAGTTAAAAATGAAATTCAAAGCAAGATAAAAACTTATAATAAAAGTCAAACTTTAAACGTAGCAAGATCGAAGTATCCACAATCAGGATCTGGTATTAGTTCTTCAATTGGAGATGGTCTTACTTATAATCAATTTTATGGACTAAGAGTTCAAGATGAAGAAATATCACTAAATTACCCAGATGTAGTAAAAATTATTTCAATTTACGAGTCATTTGATTCCTCGGCACCTACTTTAGATCAGATACAATTTGGTGCTAGTGCTAATGTATCAACTAATGCTATTATTGGTGAAAATATTCTAGGAAATGATAGTAAATCCATTGCAAGAGTTGTTTCAAAACCATTTACTAATGTTCTTGGTGTAGTATATTTAAATTCGGAAAGATTTACAAATTCTGAGACAGTTACATTTGAAGAATCAAATGTAACTACGGAAATTGAAGCAATAACTCCCGGAAAGTATAAAGATATTACCAATTCGTATAGACTTGACAAAGGACAGAAAGATCAATATTATGATTATTCTAGAATTGTCAGAAATAAGGGCACTACAGAACCATCAAAACAACTTTTAGTTGTGTTTGATTATTATTCAATTCCTTCTAATGATAGTGGTGATGTATTTACAGTATTAAGTTATGATAAAGATAGATTTACACATGATATCCCATTTATTGGACCAAGATCTGTAAGATCCTCAGATACTTTAGATTTCAGACCAAGAGTTTCTATTTTTACCTCAGATAGTTCTTCACCATTTGATTTTGCATCAAGAACTCTAAATCCCACACGCATTTTATCACCAAACGAAAGTTCATTACTTGGTTATGATTATTACTTAGCAAGAATTGACAAACTATATCTTGATAGAAATAAAAACTTTATTCTGGAAAAAGGAATATCTTCAAATACACCTAAGGCACCGGATAAAAATGATGCGGTAATGGAAATTGCAACCATTAAATTACCACCATATCTTTATAATCCAGCAAATGCCACAGTGACATTAATGGATAATAGAAGATATACGATGAGAGATATTGGTTTAATTGAAGATAGAGTGGAAAACTTGGAGAGAGTTACTTCATTGTCTTTACTTGAAGTAAATACTCAGACTTTACAGATTCAAGATGCCGATGGCAATAATAGATTTAAGAGTGGGTTTTTTGTAGATGATTTTAAAAATTATTCGTTTATTAACAGAGGATTATCTTCCATTAGAGTTAATACATCTACAAATGAAATAACACCGATTACTAGTAGAAATTCACTTAAATCGCAAATTGCACCCGAATCTGAAATCACTGATGAAAATTTAGATTTTTCGGAGAATTTTAAATTATCAGATCCAAATGTAGTAAAAACAGGAAAAGCAGTAACTTTAAAGTACGAATCTATTGGATGGATAGAACAATCTTTTGCAACGACAGTTGAAAATGTAAATCCATTTAATGTAATTGTTTATAGTGGTGATATTAAATTAAGTCCGGAAATTGACAACTGGGTTAGAACAATTCAACTTCCAGATAAAAATATTAGTGTAACATTAAATTCTAGTAGAACTCTTACCAACAATTTAACTAGTAATGTTTCCGTTAATCTGACACCAATTAATACTCAAACAAGTGACACAGTTAATCTTCCTGATATTTTTGAACAAGGTAATTTTACTACAACTGTTGGTAGTGACCAAACTCAAACTTCATCAACTGCTACAAATACCACTTCTAATATTTCAACAACTGAAAATTTTGATACAGTAAGTAATACTGATACAACAATAAGAAATGTACTAATATCGTCATCTAATGAATCATTTATGAGGTCCAGAAATATTCAATTTTCTGTATCTAATGTCAAGCCATCTACACAATTTTACCAATTCCTTGATGGAAATAGTGGAGTTGATTTTATTCCCAAATTAATAGAGATAACAAATACATCCGGAGCATTTGTAGTTGGAGAAACTGTTATTGGAACATCTGGGGGTAATAATTTAATTTCATTTAGAGTTGCAGCACCAAATCACAAATATGGTCCATATAATGCACCATCTACTACTTATACAATTAACCCATATATTAGAACTGAATCTATAGCATCAGGATATAGTCAATCATCAAAAGTTTTGAATGTTGATACGGTTTCACTATCAGAAGAAGCTCAAGGAAAGTATTCTGGATATTTACTTAGAGGTATGCAATTGGTTGGTCAGACTAGTGGATCTGTGGCAACCGTAAGTGACTTAAGACTTATTTCTGATAATTTTGGAGATTTGATTGGAACGTTCTTTTTAAGAGATCCAAATACAGTCCCAACTCCAACTGTAAGAATTTCTACTGGAACTAAAACATTTAAGTTGAGTTCAAGTTCAACAAACGATCCAGGTCTTCCAGGAAGTTCGGACACTTCAGTTGCTGAAACAAATTTCAATTCTGATGGTACTCTTGAACAGTGGGAAAATACCGTTACGGCAACTACTAAAAATCTAACAACAAAAACAGTCACCAATCTTACAACAAATACAACAACATCACAAACAACAATAAATACTCATACTAGAACAACTATCCAGAGATTTGTAGACCCTCTTGCACAATCTTTTGTTGTTGGTGGAAATATAGAGGCTCCAGATTCTTCTAGAGAAGGATTGGCAACTGATGATTCTAATGGTGCCTTTTTAACTGCCGTTGATTTATTCTTTGCCAAAAAAGATAGTGGAAATGCTACGGTAAAAGTTGAAATAAGAACTGTAGAACTAGGAACACCCACGAGGATTGTTATTGGAAATTCGGTTACATTGAGACCAAGTGAAGTGAATACTTCTTCCGATGCTTCCGCTGCAACTAAGGTTACTTTTGATGAACCAATTTACCTACCACCAGGAAGAGAGTATGCTGTCGTAATTATTTCAGAAAATAGTGATCAGTATGAGATGTGGACTGCAGTTATGGGTGAAAAAACTGTCAATACCAAAGATCTCCCGGATGTAAATGCCGTAACTTACTCAAAGCAATTTGCGATGGGAAGTCTGTTCAAATCTCAAAATGGTTCTATATGGACAGCAAATCAATATCAAGACCTTAAATTTAAACTTTATAAAGCACAATTTATTGAAAATCAACCAGGAACAGCATTTTTCTATAATCCAACATTAGATGAAAGTAATGGATATGTTCAGAGATTAGGAAACAATCCACTAACAACATTACCAAAAACACTTACTCTTGGAATTACTACAATAACTAATGCATCATTGATTTCTGATTTATCCAAAGGTAGAAAGGTTGCTGGATCACAACCTTATGTTTATGGATATGTAATTGGAACAGGAAGTTCGGTAGCAACAGTAGGATTAACTACGGGAGGAAGTAATTATGTTACAGATTCTAATGTAAGCACTTATAATATTACTGGAAATGGTTCTGGACTTGTTTTAAGTATTACAGTAACTTCGGGAACAATTTCCGCAACCCCAATAATTGTAAATCCCGGAAATGGATATGCGGTAGGAGATGTTGTTGGTATTGTAACTTCTACAGTAGGAACCGGAACTTCCGTGCGTGGGCGTGATGCAAGAATTACAATAACTGGAAACAATAATAGTATTGATACTTTATACCTTTCCGGAGTTCAGGGTAATACTTTTACAGTTGGTGCCGGACTAAGTTACTACAATAATTCTAATACAATAGTTTCTCTTGCAAGCACTACAATTAGAAATTCTGCACCTTCAACTAATCAATATTCTGGAAATTATATAAGAGTAGAACATTTTGATCACGGAATGTACGGAAATACAAATAAACTTAGAATTTATAATGCAGAATCTAGTACCGCACCAGTTGTAATTACTTCACCAATAACTTCAACGTCAACAACAATTGCTATCGGAGATACTTCAAACTTTGGAACTTTTGAAGGAGTTTCTGTAAGTGGATCTAATCCTGGATATGTAAAAATTGGAAATGAAATAATTAAATATCAGTCTATTGGTAGTGGATTCTTAGGCACTATTATTAGAGGTATTGATTCTACTATTTCAATTGATCATAATGCCAATAGTTTAATGTATAAGTATGAATTAAACGGAGTTTCACTACGCAGAATTAATACAACTCACGATATTGATGATTTAGATATTGGATTAGATGGATATTATCTCCAAATTAATAGATCCACAAATGGAGAAAATAGAAGTGCTGATGGATCGACTGCAGGAATGCCACAACTGCAATTTACCTCAGAATCAACATTAGGAGGTTCTAAAGTTCTTGCTAGTGAAAATATTCTTTATAGTTCTATAGTACCAACATATGACCTCATTACTCCAGGATCCTCTACATCTGTTTCGGCAGTGATTAGATCTGTTTCTGGAACAAGTGTGAGTGGAAATGAGACTTCATTCTTGGATAATTGATTTGAACCAATTCAGTTGAATGCATTAAATACACTAAAAACCGTGAGACTTGTATGCTCCAAAGAAAATGAAACTGAATATCTTAGCAATTTACCCAGAAATAAATCATTTACCACAGGAATAACCTTAAGTACAACAGATTCTAATTTATCACCCATAATATTCTTAGATACTGCATTTACTGAGTTTATTTCCAGTCGTTTAAATAGTCCCGTTTCTGATTATGCATCTGATGGCAGATCTAATTCCATATTGGATGATCCACACGCAGTAGTGTATGTTTCAAGGGCAGTAAATTTGGTGAATCCGGCAACTTCTCTTAAAGTTATTTTATCTGCATATCGTCACGAATCTGCTGATTTTAGAGTTTTATATAGTCTGTTTAGACCAGACTCTTCCGAAGTTGAACAATCATTTGAACTGTTTCCGGGTTATGATAATCTTACATCTACAGCATCAGGACTTTCGGTAGTTGATTCTTCTCTAAATAACGGAAAACCTGATTCGTTTGTAAGTTCTAGTTTAGATAATCAATTCAAAGAATATGAATTTACTGCCAACAATCTTGGATTGTTTAATGGATATGTAATTAAAATTGTAATGTCGGGAACTAATCAGGCATATCCACCGAGAATCAAAGAACTCAGAACAATTGCTGTAAGATGATTAGAGTAGAGGGGCATACAAATCTTTATAGAGATGAACATAGCGGAGCTATTGTTAATTGTGATTCTACATCATATAATCAATATCTCAATATAATTAATAATAGAGAATCTCAAAAAAAGGAATTGGATATGATTAAGCAAGACATTACTGAAATTAAATCTTTATTGAGAGAGTTGTTAAATGGATCCAAATGAAATTAAATTAGAAAGTGTAAGTAAATTATTTGAATACGAAAAGCAGTCTAGGTTTATTGATGAATTGAGTTTTGAAGAATTGAAAAATTTTTCAAAACTTTACTGCAAATTATATTTGAGACAGCAAGAAGTTTTAGCAACTATAAATAAGATGTAGATATAAAAAAAATAGATGGCAGCAGTATATGTAAATAATTTAGTCATCAATTCTGGTACTGATTTTAGTCAATCCTTTACCTTAGAAGGATCTTATAATAATTCTCCATTAAATTTGACCGGTTATACAGTTACTGCTCAAATGAGAAAGTGGTCTGGGAGTTCTTCAGCAGTAACTTTTGAAACTTCAATTCAATCTCCATCTACTGATGGAAGAATATTAATATATTTGCCATATACAGACACAACAAATATCAAACCTGGAAGATATGTTTATGATGTCATAATTACTGATTCTTATGGAATAAAAAATAGAGTTATTGAAGGTATGGTTCTTGTAAGAGAAGGAGTAACTAAGTAATGTCTTACATTAACGAAAGAGTAGGTCAACAAAATTCGATTAAAGTTATAACTAGTGTTTCCGGATCTGCTGGTGGGATTGCTGTTCTTTCTGAAAATGTAATTGGAGGAATAGCATCAGTAACTTCACTTAATGTAAGTGGATTATCGACTTTTGTTGGAGTTGCAACTTTTAAGAATAATGTTTTTATTGAAGGAGATCTTTATGTTGGTGATGATTTAGTATTTGATGAATTCCGAGCAAGAAATGGCAACATAACGGGAATTCTTACGGTAGGACAGTCATTTTATTATCCTGCAGGGCAACCTTATGGTGTTGCATATTTTGATCCAAGTGACCAATTAGTTTCTACCGCTACTACTTCATCGGCAATATCAGAAACTAACTATATACTTACAACTGACAATTCAGGAATACCAACCTGGTCCAGTGTTATAGATGGAGGAACCTATTAGTGTCTAAACCAGCAAGTAGACAAGAACTCGTAGACTATTGTCTAAGACGCCTAGGTGCCCCTGTATTAGAGATTAACCTTGCCGACGATCAAATAGACGATTTGGTGGATGATGCCCTCCAGTACTTCCAGGAGAGGCACTTTGATGGTGTAGAAAGAATGTATTTAAAATATCAATTTACTCAAGATGATATTAATAGAGGAACCGCATCAAAAGGTAGTGGAGTTGGATTAGTAACTACAACAGGAACATCGACAAATATATCAGGTCTTGGAACAATTACTTCTAATTTTTATGAAACATCCAATTTTATTCAGGTCCCGGATTCTGTAATTGGAATAGAAAAAGTTTTTAAATTTGATGCTAGTTCCATCTCTAGGGGTATGTTTAGTATTAAGTATCAACTATTCTTAAATGACTTATATTATTTCAATTCAATTGATTTATTACAATATTCGATGGTAAAAAGTTACCTTGAGGATATTGATTTTCTTTTGAGTACTGATAAGCAGATAAGATTTAATAAAAGACAGAATAGAATGTATTTGGATATTGACTGGGGATCTCAGCAAGTTGGAACCTTCCTAATAATTGATTGCTATAGAATTTTAGATCCAAATACCTTCACTGATGTTTATAATGATAGTTTTTTAAAGAGATATCTAACTTCACTTATGAAGAAGCAGTGGGGGCAGAATTTAATTAAATTTAGAGGAGTTAAATTGCCAGGTGGAATTGAACTAAATGGCAGAGAACTATATGAAGATGCTGAAAGGGAGTTGGAAGATATAAAACAGAGAATGGTACTCGAATATGAACTACCACCTTACGATTTTATTGGATAATAATGGCACTAAATCCCTTCTTTCTTCAAGGTTCACCAAATGAGCAAAGACTTGTTCAGGAGTTAATCAACGAACAGTTGAGAATTTATGGTGTGGAAGTAATTTATATTCCCCGAAAATTTGTGAGAAGAGAAACTATACTTAGAGAGGTTTCTTCATCCAAATTTGATGATAATTTTGCACTAGAAGCATACATAAGCAATTATGAAGGATATAGTGGGCAAGGAGATATTTTAACTAAGTTTGGTATGAGTTTAAAGGATGATTTAAGTTTAATTATTTCTAAGGAAAGATACGAAGACTTTATTGCTCCATTTTTAGAAACAGAGAATGATGAAGAAATTGTTTTATCATCAAGACCTAAAGAAGGAGATTTAATATACTTTCCACTAGGTCAAAGGTTATTTGAGGTTAAATTTGTAGAGCACGAACAACCATTCTATCAATTAGGTAAATTATATGTTTACGAACTAAAATGTGAATTGTTTGAGTATGAGGATGAAGTTATTGACACATCTATCGATGAAATTGATACTCAAATTGAAGATGAAGGATATATAACCACACTAAATTTGATTGGACTTGGAAGAACTGCCACGGCAACAGCAGGAATTGGAAGTGGTTATATTAGGCAGATAACATTGAATAATGATGGATATGGTTATACTTCTCCACCGGTAGTAAGTATATCTTCTGCTCCTTTTGGGGGTACGAATGCAATTGCAGAAGCAATTACAGAGATAAATTCTGGAGTTTATTCAATAAAAGGAATATTGTTAAAAAATGCAGGTGCAGGATACACTTCTGTTCCCATTATTACAATTACTGGCAATGGAACTGGTGCTGCTGCTACTTGTGGAATTGAAACTTCTCAATATGGTGTTATTTCTATAACTCTTACAGACAATGGTGTTGGATATTCAACTGCACCCAAGGTAACTATCGTAGGAAATATTGGTTCTGGAGTAACAGCAACGGCAATATCATCAGTCGTTGGAACTACTCAGAGTGTATCTTCTATAAGTATAATAAATTCTGGAATAGGATATACTATTGCCCCCCAAGTTGTTATTAATGGTCCACCAATTCTAACTGGAATTGGAACTTATGTATTTAATGAGATTGTAACCGGATCTAGGTCGGGTACGACAGCAAGAGTTAAATCTTGGGATTTTGACACTAAAATTCTCAAGGTTTCTTTTGTTAATAATGTAACTCCAAATGGATTTTTTCCTGGAGAAACAATTGTGGGTTCTACTTCTAGTGCTCAATATTCCGTAAACACATACAACAATTCGAATCCCTATGATAAATATGGAGATAATTTACAAATTCAAACCGAAGCAGAATCTATTTTAGATTTTTCAGAATCAAATCCATTTGGTTCTTATTGATACCATAAATATATAATAAGATAATGATTGGATAATCGGGTATAAAAATGTTAGGAACCTATTTTTATCATCAAATTATTAGAAAGACTGTTACTGCATTTGGAACTCTTTTTAATGACATTTATATTGAGCATAAAAATTCATCTGATGTAGCAATCAGTCAGATGAAGGTTCCTCTTGGATATGGACCTATGCAAAAGTTTCTTGCCAGGATTGAACAGCAATCCGAATTGAATAAAGCAATTCAGATTACTCTTCCCAGAATATCATTTGAAATGACTTCTATTCAGTATGATTCTACAAGAAAGGCAAATGTAACTCAAACATTCAAAACTTGTGGCAATGGCAATACTGTAAAAAAAGTTTATATGCCCGTTCCATATAATATTGGGTTTCAACTGAACATAATGACTAAATTGCAAGATGATGCTTTACAAATAGTTGAGCAAATTCTTCCAAGTTTTCAACCCTCCTTTAATCTAACTGTAGATTTAGTTGATTCTATTGGTGAGAAGAGAGATATTCCTGTGGTTTTGGATAGTGTATCTTTTACCGATGATTATGAAGGAGATTATTCAACTCGGAGAACCCTAATATATACTTTAAATTTTACTGCCAAAACTTATCTGTTCGGACCAATTTCTGATAGTACGGAAGGTCTTATTAGAAAAGTACAGGTTGATATGTACACGAGTACAGATACTACAACTGCCAAGAGAGAAATGAGATATACTCTTGTTCCAGACCCGATTGACGCAGGTCCGGATGATGATTTTGGATTCAATGAAACTTGGGAGACATATGGTGATGCTAGAACTTATAGTCCAACTCAACAAAGTGATATTTGATATATTATGAAAAATAATTATGAAGACTTGGATAAAGCTCTGAACATAGAAAGTAGTATTGTTGAGGTAGAAAAGTCTATTACACCAATTGATATTATTCCTACACAGAATAATGATATAAAGAAAGATTATGAGTATACTAGAGCAAATCTATATTCATTAATTGAAAAAGGTCAAGAAGCCATCAATGGAATTATGGAACTTGCCGGTGATGGAGGAAGTCCAAGAGCATATGAAGTGGCAGGGCAATTGATTAAAAGTGTTGCAGATACTACGGATAAACTTATAGACCTACAGAAAAAACTGAAGGATGTTCAGGAGGATAATACTAAAATTGCCAATAATGTTACAAATAATGCCGTTTTTATTGGTTCAACTTCCGAACTTTCAAAAATACTGAAGCAAGGTTTTCTAAATAATAAAGAATAATGTTTTCCTAAAGTGCCTAAATTAAAATCCCACCAGACGGTTGAAAGTATTGCGAAAAAGCATCGTCAGGATATTTCTTTTGTAAGAAATCAACTTAAGATGGGTATTGCTATTGAAAGGGAGCATACTAAAGATAAAGATCTTGCTGCTGATATTGCTCTCCAACATCTTGATGAGTTTCCAGATTATTATACTAAGTTGAAAAAGATGGAGTCTGATGCTAGAAAAGAGCATAAAAACTTTAAGGATGTGAAAGAGAGTCTTCGTGATTGGTTTGGTAAATCCAAATCAAAAGGTAAAAAAGGAAAACCTGGTTGGGTTGAAGTAGTCTCTGGAGAACCTTGTGCCCGTGAAGAAGGAGAAGAGGATGAAACGCCCAAGTGTGTTTCTTCAGATAAAAGAGCAAGTATGACTAAATCCGAAAGAATATCTGCACAACGAAGAAAAAGTGCTGCTGATCCAAATCAACCAGAAAAATCTGGTGCTGCTAAACCAACTTATGTTTCTACCGATAAACCAAAAAAGAAAATGAACGAAGAACAAGATATTAAAGGAAAAGGTAGCGGTACAAAAGATGCTTGTTATACTAAAGTAAAGTCAAGATATTCTGTCTGGCCCTCTGCATATGCCTCAGGTGCTCTTGTAAAATGTCGCAAGGTTGGTGCTGCTAATTGGGGAACTAAAACGGAGGAAACTCAAATGATTAGATATTGCCCCAAATGTGAGAAAGATGAGACTAGAGAAGAATGTAGATATGGTCCCAAGTATTGGGATATGTTTTCACTACCTTCTAAATTATCCCCAAATCAGATGAAGTTTAGTATTGCTCAGGTTCATCCGGCAAATGAGTCTAAAGAACCAGACCACGAATATTCTATGGCAAGGTCTGAACTCTCTACAATTATTTCTGCTGCCAAAAGACTTCGTGGAAAATTAAAGGGTGAGGGTAATATTGAGGCGTGGGTTCAATCAAAAATTACAAAGGCAGCAGATTATATTGATGCCGCTGCTGACTACCTAGATAGTGGTGAGCATAATGTTCAAGGGTCAATGGATGAGGCGTGTTGGAAAGGTTATAAGAAAAAAGGTATGAAGACTATGTTTGGTAAAAGATATCCAAACTGTGTTAAGGTTAAGGAATCTAATGATGAATATTCTAATTGGAGGGAGGATTTTGGTCTGAATGAAGCATCCGCTGCTTGGCAAAGAAAAGAAGGTAAAAATCCTAAGGGCGGTTTGAATGCTAAAGGAGTTGCTTCATACAGAGCACAAAATCCGGGTTCAAAATTACAAACTGCCGTTACAACAAAACCATCAAAATTAAAACCCGGTTCTAAGGATGCAAAGCGTAGAAAATCATTCTGTGCCCGTATGAGTGGAATGCCTGGACCTGCGAAAGATGAAAAAGGTCGTCCAACAAGAAAGACATTATCCTTAAGAAAGTGGAACTGTAACTAAAATGAAATCCTTCAATCAGTTTATTTCAGAAAGTGTTAATATTGCCGGAAATTTCAACGGTAATCTTTATATGAATGGTTCAGAATCTCAATCAGAACCCGTTGGAGAGTCTTTTACCGCAGATATAGTTTGGGAAGGTAAAATGTATAGATTAGAAGTTGAAGGTAAGATGTTGAACAAAAATCAACTTGCAGAGCAACTTCAAGGAGAATATCCCGGAGCAATTGTACATAACATTTACCCTCAAACAACAAATTCTTTAAAAATTAAGAACTCACAAAGATATCAACCAGAAAGACTAACTTGGACTGATTAATTATGGCACAGTTTAATAAGAATACGCAGGACTTTCTGAATCAAGAAAGAAGTCTTTTTGAAGTCCCAATGATTGCGACTAAAGATGGAGAAGTTGTAAGTGAAACAAATAGATTTCCAGTAGGTATTGGAACAACTGGATTTGTTGCGATTAATCAAGGTGGTTCTCCAGTCACATTCAACAATCCATTTCCAGTATCATTAGGTTCTTCCAATATTACGATTACTGGTGATGTAAATGTAGGAACAACAGTATCAGTCACAAGCACTCCACAAGACCCAGTACATACTCATATTACAGAAGTTGGTTCAAGTGGTATTTTGCAGGATATGGGTATTCCTTATCTTCCAGTAGGTATATCAACTTTTAATAATATTATAGTTATCAAACAATCTGAAGGCAGTTTATATTCATTCAACAATCACGCAACAAATACACATCGTGGTTGGACTATGGATGATACAATGAGACCCGTAATGAGTATTAGAGTGAATAGTTCTGGAACTACTATAGCAGATTTGGCAGAAATTACGGAATATGAAATTGGAAATAATAATGCCAATCAAAGTACTATCATCTATGAGTGGTATGAGGGTGATATTAATATTGCTGGAGCAGCAATTCCTGCTTGGAATTCATTAGGAACAAAATTACAATATAGAGTATATCAAGATAAGTATAGTAGTAATGCAGGAAATACCTTCACACAAAATAGTTCTGTCATGAGACATAGTGGAGTTATTATTGGAAAAAATACTTCTGATGATGAAGGACCATCAACTATGCATGGTGGAGCATCTCCAAATATGCTTACACTTTGTATGAAAAGAGTTGACAACTCAACCAAATTAGATGTTTGGTTTGCTTTTACTTGTAAAGAATTATCGTAAATATTAATTATTACTTATTGACCTTTTATTACAAAATA